CAGATGTGTATGATTATGTGTCCACCTATGATTGACGTTTTTAATGATATGTACGATGAAGCGACTAAACTTTCCAAGGGGCGGAAAGTTTTGATAATGTTTCAGAAATTACTCAAGGAAGTTCCCAATTGGTCGAACGCCATGTCTAAACAACACTCGGATAATATCGCGAATAGGTGTGCTTGGTTCAATGATCTCTTGGCTGCTGTTTTCGTCGCGTGTACGAAAATTCTTTCCGCGGTTCGACTCAGGGCTGATAACAAGAAGATTTCTCTCAAACTCCCTACGAACGAGGTTTTCATCCAAACGTGTTATAACAATATCGCGAAGGATCTCTACCGGGACCCGTACATTTTCCATGAGGAACAGAGCGTTTACAACCGAGACGAGAAACTGAACATTCGTTTATGTCTATGCATCGAGAATTCCGTAAAGGAACTCATCCCCGTTCAGCAGATTTTGCAGACATACATGTCCCAGGAATCCAGGGACATCGATCTTGATGGTGAAGTGCATGATAGCGAAGACCCTGATATCTTCGATGAACCCGAGCCAATGATGGAACCCGAACCAATGATGGAACCTGAGCCAATGATGGAACCCGAACCACAGATGGAACCAGGGTATCAGGAGTTTAAAACGATCCCGACTGTCCAGACACCCATGGAAGGGTACATGGAACCAGAACCAGAACCAGAACCTCAGCAGCAGCAGCAGCAGCAGCCTCAGCCGCAGCCCGAAGATGATGATGTGCTATTCGGTGACGCACCAGAGACTCGTACAAAAAAAGTTGGCTATTATTAAATGGAACTCTCTGATTATTTACGTGACCCAGTCTACGCCGCTCTCATAGCGGGTGCTACGACAGCCGGGTATATTCATCTCAAGGCATATTTAAACAACGAAGGAAAATTGGAATTAAATCAGTACGTGAAGCCGGCGGTTCTCGTCGCTATTCTCGTCTACATGATCATACTCAATGGTCTTGGTAAAAAAGAGACCATTTCTAACGAACCTTTCTAAACTTAAAGATTACATGTATTTAATAAGAAAATGGCGTCCGTCTCTGCGTTTAACGATATGATGGGACAATTTCTTGTGGAATTGCACAAGTCCTTTCCAGATGAAAAGAGTATCAAAAAGATGTTAACATCGTATGATCTTATTAGAACAGCTTCACCCAAGCTCGTCGTCGATGGTTTCATGAGCAGTGTTTCCCCCCACGCCGATATGATTTCCGCGAAGGATGAAAATTTCATTCTCGTTCACTCCCCCGATATTGAATTTCTCAATGAGCTCGATCTCGTCGGTTTGTGGATGCGCATGAATGAAGGCACCAAGGCTGCCGTGTGGCAGTATCTCCAGACCCTGTACATCCTCGGTACGACTATTCAGTCAGTTCCAGAGGAAACACTTGGTATGATTGAAACTCTCGCGAAAGAGTGCGCTGATAAGATGCAAAACGGTGATGGTGAATTTAATCAGGATGCCCTCATGAAGATGATGTCTGGTTTAATGGGTGGTCTACCAAAAAAATAAACCTCGACTATATTAAATGAAAGTTTGGTTTGAAGATCCTGCACAACTTGTCAATACTAAAAAAATATTAGATTTCTGGCCTAATAGTAAACAAACACCAGAGGATAGAATTAATGCCGCCTCACGATTTGTTATTTATGCTTCTTGTGTATTATTCCTCATTCGTCGTGATCTCCGTATGTTCATTTTAGGTATGACTGTCTTATCGATCATCTTTGTGATGTATAAGATGAATGTCATCAAGGAACCGTATGGAGATGTACAGACCACATCAATGTGTCAGAAACCAACGATGGAGAATCCTCTCGGGAATGTATTAATGACGGATTACAGCGATGCCCCAAACAGGTTGGAAGCATGTTATTACGCATCCGAAAAAACACTCATGGATAAATTCAGTGGTGACCAGGTTTCATACGATTCGGGGCGTTCCCGTAGTACACTCCCCAAGTATCAACGTAATGCGTATGAACGACAGTTCGTGACGACCGCTGTGTCGAAGATTCCAGGGGACCAGACGGAGTTCGCGGAGTGGTTATACGGATCGAAGAATAAACCAATGTGTAAGAGTGATGCGAAAACATGCAGCCCCGACATGCGTGGTACCCAGTTAGAGGCATTTGGTGGTCTTCAGAGAAGTGGTGATAGACGTTAATGTGGATTAATATTCTTGTGTATTAATAAATGGCATATCAGCTTCAACCTGGTCTTTCTATTGTCGAAAATAAAGGCGCTCTCCCATCTGTGAGAGCGACAGATGAAGTGTTTGTTTACCCTCAGCCCAGTCACCTGAACTATGGTTCTCGCCCCAATACGATGTTGTACGGTACCGCCCCCTATATGGCGGGTAAAGGTGCCCCAGCGAGATTTATTGAAACGAGTGATCAGCTCAGACCACAATCTACATCTCGGTTCAACAAGACCATCGTTCAGACATATGAGCGTAATCTGTTCCCTCTCACCAACATGGAGTGCAAGACCCCTCTTCGCACCATGCGATACGAGCCGTCGAGTACCCGTGCTGAACTCCAAAACGGACTTTTCCAGAAAAGATACGTCAATAAAAATATCGTTAAGAAGTAAGAATGGCAGATCCTATTTCCATATTAGCTATAGCTGGTCTCATTTATGCCGGTCGGTCACTGAGCACAAAGTCTAAAACGGAGCTGTATACCCCCCCAGGGGTACAGGTAATCGCACCCGGACCCTCCCCTCCTCAACCAGACTTTAAGGAGAATGATTTCGTGTCCAGGGTAGCCGCCCCCGCGAAAAGAGAGATGGATAGTTTCGCGGATATTGGGCGTCAACAAAGGTCGGGTGGTCAAGAGCTTCTCGAAATGCGTGGTCGTATGTATGATCAGGGACGCATGAATAACCTCTCCCCCATCGAGAAACAGTTGGTGGGTCCAGGTCTCGGTGTCAGCGCCGATACACCAGCGGTGGGTGGTTTCCAACAGATGCTTAGAATTAACCCAATTAATGTGGGTGAATACAAACTCACTACTCTCCCAGGACGATCAGGTCCCGCCATGGACGTTACAGGTGGACGCTCGTCGAAAGTTGGAGAACTCACTCACAATAAACCAGATACGACAGCGTATCTTCCTTCTCGATTACCTGTTATGGCTGGTCGCGCTCAGGGAATGACCGGTGTTGTCCCCCGCAACGAACACGAGAAGACTAAGCGTACCACCAACCGATCCGAGACTGGTCTACGTGAGGATGGGTTGGGTTTCAACGGCGCCAAGCGTTTAGTCTCCGCGCAGACACTCGCCCAAGACCCAACTCGTTTCAAAGGTGATCGCAATGACGAACAGTACGCATACGCGAACCAGCCAGCCCCAGGTATTCACAGTTTCCATGGTGGGTACACGAATAATGTTGCTACCAAGATTACTGAGAAAACGAACGAGGAGCTCATGAAGTATGGTTTCCGACCCGAAGATCGTCGCGGTAAGCCCAATCGTATGGGTAACGCTGGTCGCATGAATGTCCGTGAGAGTGCCCTCAAGCAAGGTGGACAAATTACAACGGTTAGAAGTGATACCTCTCGAATCGATGGTCGTATGAACGCTGCGAATGGTGCCTGGACCCAACAATATCAGAACAACACATTCCATCAACTCAATCCTTACAAGGGTAATGAAAACCCCAACTCGAGAACGCTCGATATTGCGACGAAGCAGTTAAAGAACAATCCTCTCTCACATTCACTTTATGCTTAAATGAAAAAAATGGTCGATTGATGAAAAACAATCATTAAAATAGTATACCTCTATTTTAATGAAGGTCCATAACCTCAGCATAGATAGTAGTCAACACGGTGTGAATATAATCGCATCAAATTCGTATCAGGACGTTAACGGTTCGTACGTGATAGATGATTATTCAAACACATTCTCAAAACCAAATACTTATATAGTTCATCTGAAAAATCCAATCTATGACGTCTCTGAGATTAAACTCATTTCCGCCAGGATTCCTACACCACAACTCATGATATGCCCTACGAATAACACGTTCAGTGTGAACGGTACAAGCATCACGTTACCCGAAACAAACTATTCTAATGGACATGTTTTGGCTCAAGATCTTGAAACTCTTTTGGCACCTCCATCTTCAAATGTGAGTCTCGCCGTGTATGATGATGATACAAATTCGATTAGCTTTTCCAACGTGGGAACATCTAATGCATTCACGTTCGAATTTTTTGATGGAACAAATGGATTCTTACAAACGACATCTTCCTTAACGACACCACATCAACTCTTTGGATTTAGTTCTAATAATCAAACGTCGGCTGGTGGGATACTTAGATCAGGTGCGATCAATCTGAAGGGACCTAATTCTCTCATACTCAAACTCACAACGGGGTCTGATGAATTTACACAATCTGTGTATAGCTCAACACCCTTCTACACTGGACACATTCTCCTCGATGGATCCGACTTTATCAATATACATGGTACTGATGATCCACTCATACACCATTTCCACTCTGGATCTCAAAAAATCATAAAGGATTTGAAAATTGAATTCTTTTACATGAGTCATGGACGCCTCATTCCATACGATTTCAGAAATCAGGATCATGTTCTGAAATTTGAAATTAGGTGTTCCACTGATAAATTAGAGGGTTTACCCAAGGTTCCAATTACAACGGTGATTAAGAAGGATGATGTTGAAGTAATAAAGAAACCTGAGGCGAAGATTCTTTATAACCAGGATGTGTACATTTACATCGGTGTTATCATTTTCTTTGGAATTATGTTAATGCTCCTCACAAACCCTAAACCCTTACCACCACCACCCCAAGTTTAACGAGAGATCGCGTACACGGGCTGGGCAGGTTTGGACACACGGGTGGATACAGTGGAGATCGTCATGAAGACCGCAATCGAGAGGAGAGTGGTGAGCACCGCAGTGAGCGCGTACTGGGCACCACCGTTCTTGGGCACCTTAATGACCTGGTTGATGATGAAGCGAACGACATCCATCCAAGACATCGCAGCGGCGAAAGAGAAGCCGGCAACAATCGCATTCAGGGATTGCGTTTCGAGTTCCTGGGTAACCAGAGTGACAGTCTTAATAGCATCCTTCATTGTGAGTAATATAGTATACACCGCGAAAATTATTTATTCTGGTAATAATTCCTCCTTATCAATTTTTTTGTATTTTGTTTTCACCTTTTTTAAGAGTTGATCATCTCCTGATATTTCAGCACAAGAACTACTGTTACTCTCCGAATCATCATCACTGTACACATGTAGTTTTACTCCGGAATCTGAAAAGTTCCAACCATCAGGCTCCCATGTGTACATTACTATTAATAGTATTTTTTAACAACTCTTCTGTCGGATTTTGAGGCACCCATTCTCCCCATTGATCGTACGCATCATTTATGTTAAGAAATTTGGGGTCTTCTCCTGAATAACGAACAAATTCTGGGCATTCCTCTTCTGATACCACATCTACCTCTTCGTCTG